AGAACACATCTGCATCAGTGACTGTTATTTTAAATCTTCTAGTAATACGTCTTTAACGGAGCCCACACCAAGTCGAATGTTAATAATGCCGTTGTAATTGTCATCACGTAACAGCACGTTCTCCTTCATCTGGTAGTAGCACTCCAAATAATTTGTTGAGCCTTTGGATTTGCACAAATGGATTATTTGTCTTGAGAATTTGTCTTTGCCTAATTTTTCTATATCTGCCTGTAGTCGGTCACTGGAGCCCCAGTATTCCTTCCAATCAGATTCTGCCAATGATCTTCTTTTGTTTTTCTTGCCTTTGAGTGGTGGACGTGTGACCTTGCGCCAAAAGAACTTCTTGCCGATGTAGTCATGTCCGTTTGAAGTGTTTGTGATCCTATAGACGAAACCGTAGTTGTCGCTGATATCTTCTGAGTCGAAGACTTTATCCTGATACTGCCAGGGATTTTCGTATGACAATGTGGTTCCTTTCTATTAGAATGTTGTAGCATATTACATTTAGCCAGGCATGCCAGGTCCTGGAAAATTTCTTAGTTGGTGAGATATCCCACGCTGTAATTCTCTTGTTTTACGGCAGAGTTATTACACTTTTCCTCACACTCGATAAAAGCATCTTCCTTGCGATGAAAACTGTCAAACAGTTTCTCCCAGACCGGGTCATTGATGATCTCTTCGAACGATCTCTTATGTATGTTGAAATGATTCTCGTATTTCCTAAATAGACTATCCTCAAGATTCAAGGTCTTACCGGTGATTGGACTTTCTCTGCCCTTGTGAGGTGCAGATACCCAACTACATGGATATATCTGTCCTTCGGCATTGAGATATAACCCCCTATTGCCTATCAGGCATAGTGGAATAACATAGTCGTCCTTGTATTTCTCTGTTACACCTTGCCAATAGATCTTATTGGTTTCCATGTAATGGCCATTGTTCAATTTTCTATCACTCAGTTGGATGCTGTAGCGTTCATATCTTCCACTCTGGCTGATGAACTCTGGTCGTGGCTCTAAGGAATCTTTATCCTGCCCGTCGTTATACGCACCAAATCTACTGCCAAACTTGATGCTCTTGGTTATCTGTAGGGTGTCGCATCCTTTCTCTCTCGCCATGTCCTCAATGAGGGACAACTTGTCTTGATTGAATGAGAACACGATGGTGGCCCACATGACATGAGCTCTCTTTATGGCAGTTAAGGTATCAACACCTAGCATGATGCTGTCCCAATTACTGTTGACTCTGTATAGATTGTTACTAGCATCATCATAACCGTCGATACTAAAACTAACTGTGTCTCTGTCATTTAAAATCTGACCAAACTCCTCCCACCATTCACGTTTCTTATAACTGCCATTGGTAATAGTGAATATGTGTATGTCTGGGTTAGTTTCTTTAACATAGCGACAAATTTTTAAGTAGTCCCTACAGTAGATAGGATCACCAACGTCTCCGCACATGGTAAGTCTCTGAACATGATTCTTCAACATGTCTTCTGTGAATATCTTTTGGAATGTCTCAAGGGTGATGTCTTTGTTAAGCCATGGAATATCTCCGCCCATTTCCTCTCTAGGGCATCTTGGACACTTTAGGCTACATCTACTGCTGGGTTCTAGATGCCAGTGATAGAATTGGAACCCATACTTATTTTCCATAAACGGTCATTTCCTTGATATAGAGATTCTCTAACATGATCCCCACGGCATCAGCAACTTTGCCCGGATCTAACTTGACACAATCAATGTGCTTGATCAGATCAGTATCCACTGCACCTGGCGTGATCATTCTCAGTCGCGGTTGGTCATTGCCTTGGTATGCTAATTTTCTAAAAGTCTGGAGCAAGGTTCTCTTATTTTCCCTATAATCCCACGGCTCGGAATCTCTGTCTTTCTCAAGTCTAGGATAATCAACAACACCACTGCCAATGGTGATGATCATCTTATCCTGCCCTTGCCACAGCTCACAGAGTCTTCTCAATAAGATCTCCTGCTGTAGGTCGCTGTAGGCGTTATTAATGAAGCAGTCGCAGTCCTTGGCAATGTCTAATATTTGATCAACATCATTGATGTCAAATCCATTGGATTTACTAAGTCCAACAACGACATTGTTTTCTTCTAACGACTTGTATATAGCCTTTCCTATGCCTCTGGTGTGTCCTGTGATCGCGATCTTCATATAGTATCAACGTCAGTCCCGTATGTAGTAAACCCATTTTCCTTGGTCACCGTCATTATATTGTTGACCCGTCCCGACAGCTCATCCTTGTGAGATACCAACCAAATGGACTTATTATGTTCTCTCGACATCTTCTTAAGTATGGCCAATGCTGACTCAACACCACTGGAGTCCATGCCACTATCAATGAGTTCGTCAATGAACAGCAAGTTGATAGGATCATATAAGCTCTCATAGACATCACGGAACGCCCATGATAATGAGAGTATCAATCTATTACGCTCACCCCTGGACAGGTTGTCAAAATCTAACTCACGGCCAAGTTCCGTTATCTCAACTGACAGATCGCTAAGGAAGGTGACTGTGTGTGGCAGTCCGATCTTGTCTAGATAATAACTCAACCGTGAATTAAGATAACTCAAGTTTTGGTCAATGATCCGCTTACGTATGAACGAATCCTTATTGGTCAATAGTTTCTGTAGGAACTCCTGATGTTCACGCAATTTCTCTAGCGTGTTCATGGCGGAGTAGTCTATGTCTGCTGACGTGGTCGACTCCATCTCCTCTATCTGTTCCTGGTATGGGTCGGCCTCATCCTGCTTTGATTTTAGTTGTGCCTGTAGCGTGGTTATCGAGCTCTTGTGTTCAAAGGCATCCTGTTCATTTGGGTAGAACACCTCGGGAGCAACGCCCATGTCGCCGAGCTCTGTCAATGCGTCTGTGAGTTGCTGTAAGGTCGCTGTGTGCGTTTCTACGTCTTCCTTGACTCTAACTAGCGTTCCCTCTTTTTCTTCTAACTGTGCAACGTGTTTGTCGTCATGTATCTCTTGACCACAACTGTGACACTTGTGTTCTTTTAACAACTTGATATCTTGTTCTAATTTGGTAATGTTACCTTGCTCACGTTTAAGATCCTTTTCGGTTCTTGTGATGGCATCTGTCAGATCATCATGGTCCTTCTTGTCCTGCTTGAATTTGGCCAGTTCCTTGTGATTGGCAAGCTCTTGGTCAATGTCGATCTTTTCCAAATTTGCGATAGCGGTAGTGAAGCTGGTGATATCTTCCTGTTTCTTGTTGGCCCACATGGTCTGCCTGCGTTTCAGGCTCTCTATCTGTTCCTTGATCTTCTCAGTGGCTTCCTGCTCGGCCTTGATGCGATATTCCTCTTCCTTGATCTTGTCTCGGGTTTCTTTCAATCTCTCTTTCAGTGCTTCTGCTTTTTCACTCAGCATGGTTATGCCAAGCAACTGCTCAATGATGTCCTTTTGATCATTAGCCCTGAGGTTTAGGAAGGGTTCTGTGTAGGTGTTTAAAGCAACCAAATGTTTGAACATCTCATGGCTCATTCCCAGCATTGACTCAATGGCCTTTTGTGTCTCACGGCTGTCGCCCTGTGCCATGTCGGAGATCTCTTGCTCCTCGTCTCCCACGTAGAAACGCATGACGTTCTTCTTGCGTCCACGCTCTATCTTGTATGATTGTCCGTTGTGTTCAAAGTCCAGGCTGACCAGCATGCCCTTGGCATTAGTCTTGTTGATTAAGTTATCACGCTTGATGTTTGTAAGTGCTTGTCCAAATAAGGCATAGCTCAGTGCATTGATTATTGTGGTCTTGCCTGTGCCGTTACGGGCACCACTATCATCGCCTCCGAGGTCAATATTAACACCTAATACCAATGTTAGGTCTTTACGATCAAAGTTAACTGCCTGTGTGGCATTACCCACGCTCATGAAGTTCTTAACTGTTAGGTTTTTTAGTTTGAACAATTATAGATCTCTGTAAATTTCCAATAGTAGTTTGGGATCATAGTGATCACTCTCTATTGATGTTAGCTGATTTGTCACGATGGTGTCAACCGATTCGAACTTCAACTCGCCTGGCTGAACATCTGCATATTCTATGTCCTTCTTGACTGGTATGAGGGTAAGCTCACGCAGGTTATACTTGCCCACGAACTCCTCTCGGATGAAACTGGCTTCCTCATATGATATGTCGATGTTTAGATTGACACGGATGTGCATCTTCTCCAGCAACAACTCATCTGGCTTCTCCAACATCTGATCCAAGTTGTAGACACGATATCTAGGTTGATCTGGCCAAGAATGATACACGGGATCCTTGCCCCATTCAACGATGGTCATTCCCCGATCATCATCTCCCGCATCCGCATAGTTATGTGGAAAGCAGTTACCTGTGTAGATGATGTTGTTATGGCTCTGTCTCTTATGGAAGTGTCCTGTGTAGACCTGTTCTAGACCACGGAAGTCTTCTCTCTGTATCTCACCCGTGTCAGGCAT